TTTAGTTCTCCCAAGACTGATATTGTTGTCTAAAATATACATCCACTTTGTTTAAATCGTCAAGATGAACATCACAAACATAATCATGATCATCACACCACTCTAAAGCGAACGCATGAAAAGTTTCTTCACTTTTTATTTTGTTAACTCCATATGTTCTTGCAAGTGATGACATTACAAAGTGCCAACATTGATGTTCAGGTTTCATGATCTAGTTGGAACATACCCACTATCTTTAACAAATTCGTCTAGGATCTCACCATACTCCTTAAACCTGCGATCTCCTGCAATAAAACATCTCTGTCTCATCCAAATTGCATCAGCTAAAAGTTTAACTTGTTCTTCTGTAAATGTGAATTCCTTCATTTTTTACTCCGATTAGTTTTGTTTTTGAACCGAATCCCAGTCTTTCTGGAATTGTTCTAGACCTTTCTCTGTCATAATGTTTTTATACATACCCCAGAAAACTACTGGTGGAATAGTTACCACATCAGCACCAAACAAGGCACACTTCTCAACTTGTCGTACATCACGAACTGATGCACCAAGAATCTGGGTGGTAGTGAACCTACCATTTCCAGTGTATACTTCACGAATGTTCTTGATAAGTTCAAGACCATCTACAGAGTTATCTTCCCACCTACCAACGAATGGTGAGATATATGCAGCTCCAGCCTTCTCTGCAAGGATTGCCTGTGCGACTGAGAACACCAAAGTCACATTGACCTTATAACCAGCAATGGTAAGTGCAAGACAGGCCTTAAGACCTTCTACAGTACAGGGAACTTTGATAGTAACGTTCCAAAGTCCTTGAAATGCGTTTGCTTGATCAATCATTTCCTCTGCAGTATCAGCAACAACCTCTGCAGAGATTGATTCTAATTGCGGAAATGTAGATTGAATTTCTTTAATGACTTCGATTGGATCACGACCACTCTTTTTAATTAAAGTTGGATTTGTCGTTACTCCATTCAAAAGGCCAGTTTCATAAACTGGCCGGATCATGTCAACTTCTGCAGTGTCTAAAAATATTCTCATGTTTTTTCTTAAAAAGGATAGGCATGGGTCAATCCCCAAAAAACAAATAGTCCTATGGTTCCAAATATGACCAAAGTATATAGAGTCAGACTATTCATCACATATCTCCCCCGTTACGAAATCCTACTATGTAACCAATAATAAGGCCGCACATGAATGCAATAAGCATGTAAAGCATATCAGATACAAAGTTGATAAAAATCAACCAATCATTCGTCGTCATCTTCATAGGTGCATGGTTCTTCAAAGAGTTCATTCATTTTTTGTTGAAGAACTCTGTCTTGTAGTTCTTTTAAATCTTCTTCGGTTAAAATGGTCATTTATCTTTGAGTAGTTCTTCTATTCTTTTACGCATATTTGAACTGTCTTGTTTCAAATAATCACGAAGAGAATATCCCCTTTTACCTCTCATAATACATGTCCCTTGATAGAACATTGTACCAGCAAATACTAATAGAAAAACGATACCTATTATTTCAGGGTAATGTTGAGCCATGGTAGTACGGGGGGAATAACACCAATAAGTCTTAGCAATCCTTCAGCAAATAAAGCAAGGACCACCCAACCAACGCACATAGAAATAATGGAAGCATTTCTATTGTGCCTTCGTATAGCAGCATCAATCATCTCCTGAACTTCAGATCGACTTACATACTCTTCATCAAAAGGTTCCATCATTTTTCGTCTCCAAGAAACTTCGCTAAAGGATCTCTTCGTGTTTTTACAATTTCACATGCTCTTTTATAGAACATATTGTTTAGATTACCTGAGGCCTCAAAGGTCTCTTTGATCTTCACCCAATTATCGTAGGTATGTTGATCCATGAGGTATTAACTTGTACATAATTATATACTAATCACGGAAGCTCTAACGGCAACCTTATGTGTTCAACTCGTAACACTGATTAAGCAATAATTAAATTTGTAATAATTCTAAACGGAAAGGAGAGGATTCGAACCTCCGGATGCTTTCACATCGACTGTTTTCAAGACAGTTGCCTTAAACCACTCGGCCACCTTTCCAACGGAAGTGGTTGGATTTGAACCAACGGATACACATTAAGTGCATCGGGGGATTAGCAATCCCCTGCATTAAACCGCTCTGCCACACTTCCTATCGGATTTCAAAATCCAGTTTACGAACTTTACGAGCTCTCCTGGATTCTTGATATGCAAGATCTGAAGCACTGAGTACTCCAGAGTTTTTATTTTCTTTTATAGAGTTTAACATGATAACTTGATTTAAGTCAACAGCTGTAATAGTGTCACCTTTTACAAGTGTCATGTTATCACATCCACAACAAACTGATTTTGTTGGATGAGACTCCAACTCGGTGTTACACACCTTACATCTTACTCTTAACATGGTCCAATACCTCAATTATTCTTCAGTAGTTTCTTCCTTAGTTTCTTCAGTAGTTTCTTCCTTAGTCAATCCAGGAGAAGTCTCCATATATGAACGCAACATCCAAACGAATTTTCCATGTGACTCATTTAGATCATCAGCAAGATTTGAAGTTCCTCTTGACTTCTGTGCATCAGCTTCTTCAGCTACTTCAGTAAGAAGGTTACAGAAATCTTGGTTTGATTTCAACAGATCTTTAACCATTTTATGACAATCTGTTGTACTTTGTCCAGTTTTTACTTTGGAAACTTCTACAATTCTTTCTAAACTATTGAGTGGTTTGACATTCAAAAACCTCATGTGTTCGGAAATACGATCAATTTCTTCAAACATAGTTTCGTATTGTCCACCAAAGAGAGTGTGAAGTTGTGGAAAATCTTCTCCTACTACATTCCAATGATAAGCCCATGTCTTATGAAATAAGACAAAAAGAGAAGCTTGTGTATCACTTAGAAGTTTAAAAAGTTTTTCCATTATACTCTTTTTGAAATATTTATAACTTCAATTGAATCTTTGATATTTTAAGATATTCATTTCGTATTTCTTCTCCATATGATTGGTTTGAGTCTTTTCTACCTTTACAACTACCAACCCCACAAAATCCACAATTTTTACCAACAACCAAATAATTATAAATTATATGTTTATATGTTTCAACAGGAGTTGTTTTATACAAATAACTAACATCTATATTATTGGACTGAAGAATAGAAAGAGTGTTAAAAATAAAACTCATTCTATTATAGTGCATTAAAGAATTTGCTTCGCAAAATTGTAAATATGCATATTCGTCATTTTGATAAAGACTATGCAGTAAAGCATAGACTGTTCCAATTTTATGTGATATTTCCGAAGATTTAAAAATATCAGCTACATCGGTTATTTTAGATTGTGAGTTGATATCTGTTAAACAATTTTTATCCCAAGGAAAATTCCAGTCATTTTGAATCATGTAATCCAAAAGGAGTCTAAGTTTTTTGGGTTCTGGATTAGTTAAATAATTGTTTCTACCTTCCGGATAATCTACTTTTAAATAATACTGTTGTTCCTTTTCGTCAATGGTTTCGTATCCAAAAACCTCAATAGCATTGAATTCAAATCCATTCTCATCATAAAGATTTTCAAATATATTCAGTTCTTTAATACCACAAGCCCCAATCCAATCAGTGAAATGAGTTTGATATTTTTCCTGAAAAATTCCAGTCTTTCCTGCAAAGACTTTTTTTGAAACTAAATTACCAATATAAAAAACATCACATGTTTCAATAAAATCATATTCATCAGTTGTATCATCTGGATGAATATGATGAAATTGATAAGGTACTCCTACGCCTTTATAATAAAATTTATTCCCCTTATAAACTCTACCATCAACATATTCGATAGAATCCTTAAGATCAATTACCTTACTTACTTCACCAAATTTATCATAAACATTGATATTCATTTTTTCTATTTTAGAATGGGAGATACTGGATTCGAACCAGTGACTTCACACTTGTAAGGAGCGCACTCTACCGCTGAGTTAATCTCCCGAGAGCGGAATACCGGATTCGAACCGGTGACATCCAACTTGGAAGGATGGCGTTCTACCACTGAACTAATTCCGCATAAGACAATTATAAACTATATAGTTTCAATTGTCAAGTGTCGATGAAAGGACTTGAACCTTCATGGATTGCTCCACTGGAACCTAAACCCAGCGCGTATACCAATTCCGCCACATCGACAAATGAGTAGTGAGTGTCCACCACCCGCAGAAGACACTTTCTGCAATTTTCACTGCATTAGAAGGCAGTGAAGATATGATAGAATCGGACATTTCCAACCCTATCAACTCCCCCGGCTGGATTCGAACCAGCGACCGATCGGTTAACAGCCGATAGCTCTACCGCTGAGCTACAGAGGAATGATGGAGTAAACGTAATACATCTCATAAGGATATAACAGAGGTTTACCCTCTATCACTTTTATATATGGAGAATAAATCTCCAACGTCTCAGGTTGGATTCGAACCAACGACCGACCGCTTAGAAGGCGGTTGCTCTATTCCACTGAGCTACTGAGACATAAGACAATCATACCAGTAAAAGATTTGATTGTCAAGTGGGAAATACTGGACTTGAACCAGTGACCTCACCCTTATCAGGGGTGCGCTCTAACCACCTGAGCTAATTTCCCTCATGGGATATCTCGGATTCGAACCGAGGACTAACCGGTTAAAAGCCGGATACTCTACCGCTGAGTTAATATCCCAGAGGTGGGCAGGGAGGGATTCGAACCCCCGAAGGCGGAGCCGGCGGATTTACAGTCCGCTTCCATTAACCACTCGGACACCTACCCAAGGCGGAGAAAGAGGGATTCGAACCCTCGGTGAAGTTACCCCCACACAGACTTTCCAGGTCTGCACCTTAAACCACTCGGTCATCTCTCCATATTTAGAGTATAGAGTGGGGGAGAAGTATTGTCAACCCCTCCCTCCTATTCTGTTTTACACTTCTACCGTGATCAGTCGGTTGGCATAATCATAGGCATACGATGTACGAGCACCATGATGCCCCCAACCAATCCAACTATACGCATAGTTCATGTAACGATCAATAGACTTACCAGGAGTTTTCATACGGTCTACGATACGTTGCCATTGAACTTCAGTCGTTAGATAACGAAGTTGCGTTTCAAGTGATGATGGAGAACCACCATACTTTTTAGCAAATTCACCTAATCCATGATAACGATTGGCAGATGTCCATTGGATCAGACCATAACCACCCCAACGGCAGCCTTGGTAACTGGTCCTTGCGCCACCTTCACAGATGTTAGGTACGAATGTTGATTCTTGCCTAATGTTACCCATGATGGTAGCAAGGGCGTTTCTGTCTTTAATACCACGATCCTGGAAGTATGCCAGGGTAGCATTCTCATGTTCATTACACCCCTTACAAATTAGCCTTTTTTCTTTTGGCTTGGGTAATGCAACCTCGCGGATTGCTGTCTTCTTTTCATCTACAAGATCAAACTCTTTAATAACAGAGAATGGTACTTTTTCAACTGGAGGGGGAGGCCCCTGCATCTTGTAGTTGACGAATGGCAGTGATGCCGTTGTGGTTGTAACCGATGCCAAAAGGGGCAAGGCTACAGTAAAGATGTTTTGCACTAAATTAAATTGAACTCTACATCCGTATAGGCAAAGGAGAGGTTCCCCTTCTCAGGGGCAGTGCCCACGGCTCTAATTGTCACTTCAAATTCTCATGACGAAGATCATCATAAGTGATTATTTAGTTTTGTTACTAAAAATCACTTACAGTTTGTTCCACCATCGTTTCTCGGAATTCTTCATAAACTGCACAAGCATTCAGGTAATCCCCAATCTCTGCAAGATAATGAAGCCGGTCAATGATACTATCCTTTAGATTTTCAACGTTGTCAATTAGCTGATTTTCCATGAAAGTAATCCTTCCTGTAGTAACGACCAAGAACATTGCTATTGTAGTATCTCGGTTCCCCATTGTCAAGGGATTCGGTCAGGACGTTGTTCAGGAATAACTGACGGGTCTCCTCGTAGTTTGTTTTACCTACAGTATCATGTAAGGATATAATTGTTCTCTTAAACTTATCTTTTCCAAACTTCTTTACATCTTCTTTAAGTTCTGGGCAGGATCCATAATACTTTTTCCAATCAGACTCCGATTTACTTCTTCTACTAGCACCCTTTTTCTTTCGGAAACTCCAGAAATACTTTCTCCCAAAGTAGCTCCGATTATTTTCAATGCAGTCAATGCGATAAACAAAACCAAAATGATCTTGAATATGATCAGACTCAAAAACCTCTCCATTGTAGAGCCAAGGGTTTTCATAGCTCATAAAGCTTTTAAAATTATATGAGCCTTATTTATCCTTTGAACCCGGACAGAGTTATTCTATTCAGATTTGGTGGCCGTGTCAAGTATCCCCTGTTCATCAATAAAGTTGATCAATGTTTCAGCCCAAAATTTATGATATTCTTCGGGCAAATGTTTTGACCATCTTTCTTGTTTGATGAGAGGTTTCCAATTCTCATCATGCAAGGCTTTCCCCCAGTATGAATATGAGG